AGCAGAGTGTATTCTCTGGCGTTTTCTTTGTAGATGGGATATACATCGTTTGCTGCAGGATTCACTGTGTGGAAAACCACCCGACACGCCGTGTGGTTTTGACTTGTGCGGTGTGGTGTGGTACGCGGAAGTGTGCGTGGTGAGACGGTGCGGTTTGGGCGTGTCGTGTTGTGTGGTGTGGTATTATGTGGGTATCAAGTTAAGGAAAGGAAAAAATAAAATGTCGAATTATAAATCTAGAGAATTTTACGAAAAAATGTTTATCGCATATATTGATGAATGCGGGCTTGATTCGAATATGTGGAATTACTGTAAAGCCGGTTTGATTCTTTTCAATATCGCTAAGGGGCATAATTTTGAGTGGCCTACTGCGTTCGATGATTTACCTAAGGGTCAAATGTCGGCTATTGTACGGGATACGGTATGGAAGTATTAAAACAAGGGAGAGTCAAAATGAGTTTCATGAATATTGAAGCATTGTCTAATTCGATTGATTTTAACGTGAATAGTATTTACGATGTGCTTGTGTATTTTGTTGATATTGCGTCCGATTGCTTAATCGAAACTCGGTTTGTCGATTGCATTGATGCATATGGGCTTAGGGATGTGCTTGACGATGGCGTGTTTTACGTTCCGGGTATGATATGTTTGGGGTATCGGATTAATCGGTGATTGCGAAAGGTTTCATCATGCTTAAGAATGATAAAAAAGTTGCCACGTTTAACTCTGTGTTCAAGAACGGTAATGTTGAACTGTGGTGTTGTGTGCATCGTGGCGTGTATGTATTGCGCTACGACGTTCAGTTTTACACACCGGACGGTCTAACCGATGCCACCGCTTTAAGTTTGTATGATGCGGGCGATTATATTCAAGTTGGCGATATTCTAACCGATGCTATCGAATTGGCTAATACGCCTTTGCTAGAGAGGGATTGACCATGTTTTGCAAACGTAATGCTTGCGATTTTATTAAAGCGCACAGGTGCCGTGGTAAGCGTCGTATTAAGACGGTTGACATGAGTACGAAGTGGTTTAAATGTGATTCGTACGCGTCCGATTATGTGTTTGCGCATTGTCGTGATATGGTTGATTTGATGCGGCGGGGAGCGTGGGAGGGGTAAGGTGATGGCCTATTAGCTCAGTGGTTAGAGCGGCATCCTTATAAGATGTGCGTGTCGGGTTCAATTCCCGGATAGGCTACGCGATTGTGGTATATTGGGTCATGGCATGTCGTTCGATGTGTCATGACCTTTTTTTCATTGTGAGGTGTGTTTGATGGATATTAATTCGATTGTAACCGTTATTGGAAGCGTGGGCTTTCCGATTGTCGCGTGCTGCGGTATGGCATGGTTTATCGCCACGACGTTTAGAGATTTTAATGATTTGATGACTAAGAACAATGTGCTGACCGAAGAACTTATTGCATTGCTTAAGGATAATAAGGGGGATAATGATGCGTCGAATATGGCGTAGCGTGTTGGCATGCGTATGCGCGTTGTCATTGCTTTTTGTGCCATCTGCAAGCGCAGATATGCGGGGTGTGGATGTGAGCAATTGGCAGTGTGACATCGACACGGCAGCGGTTGACGCTGATTTTATTGTGGCGGGTGCTACATGGGGTATCGGCGGTTTTAACAATACATGTTTGATCAATGGCGTGAATCAGGCCGCGAACTATCAGCTCGGGCGTGCTACGAATAGTGGCAAGAGTATCGGCGTGTATCATTACGCGATGGGGCATGACGCGAACGCGGAAGCTGATTTTTTCGTTGACAACGTGCGCGGATATGTCGGTAGCGCGGTGCTTGTTTTGGACTGGGAATCTCAGGATAATCCGCAGTTTGGTAATGGTGTGTGGATTGAAACGTGGGTTCGTCATGTGCATGACCGTACTCGGGTGTGGCCGATTGTGTATGTTCAGGCTTCCGCGTTGGGTCAGCTTAATTCGTTTGTGCGGGAGCATTGCGGTGTGTGGGTTGCACAGTATGCGTCAATGGCTGCGACTGGTTATCAGGCTGTGCCGTGGTTGTATGGTGTGTATGGTGAAGCCATGCGGCAGTATACGTCGAACGGTTATGTGTCGGGTTATGCCGGACGTTTGGACTTGAATTATTTTAGGGGCGAACGGTGGCAGTGGGATACATATGCGCACGGCGACGGCGCGAATGTGTCCGCGCCGGAAACGAATGCCGGTGAGAGTGCGTCGCAGTCTGCTTGCGTGGTGGTTGCGTCGGGTGACACGTTGTCGGGTATTGCCGAGCGTACTGGACTGTTGCCGTGGCAGTCGTGGCATGGATACGCGTCCGGGATTCCGTCCGTTATTTATCCGGGGGAAACCGTGTGTTACGGCGGTGGTACGGTTGCGCAGCCGGATATGGCGCGTACGCATGTGGTTGTGTCCGGTGAGTCTTTGTGGTCGATTTTCGGCGGTGATTGGGCGCGGGTTGCCGGGCTTAATGGCTTGTCTAACCCGAGTTTGATTTATCCGGGGCAGATTTTGCGTTATTGAGAATCATTATCAATAATCGGCGTGTCGCTTTTTTGCGCACGCCGATTTTTGTGCTATAAATTTTTATGTCGCCAAAATGGTTGACATAAAACAGATACAAAGGATAATAAACATGCGAAAGATTCGTAAGGTAATCGCTGACAGCACCATAAGCTATTATGACCGGGACGGTGTTGCACAGACGTTCCACACTAACGGAAACGTTCGTAACGTTGAAATGGCCGTTAAAGTGCTTATGGACGCCGGTATCGTTAACGTGTTGGTTGACGATATTACGGTCAATAAGACTGTGTACGTGATGGATGTTGAAACGTTCATCGAGCACGCCGAACGCGTTGATAACGACAACGACAACGATAACGACAATGATAACGACAACAAAGAAATTGAATTCTGAAAGGAACTGAAATGAACGAGGAAAACGAACAGATGAACGACAACACCGCAGCCGAGACTGCACAGAACATCGCTGATAACTATCGTTACATTTGCACGATGGATAACAGCACGTTCGAGGGAAAACGCGCCATCGTCAACGCCCGCAATAGCGCGTTGTCGCTGAACGGACGCGGCGCGGAACCATTGACGGTTATCGGTGCCTACATTGCGCCGGGCGTTCGTTCTCAGACTGGGCAGAAATGCGCGAACGTCTATCTTTTCGGAAAGGACGGCAAGATGTATTTCAGCCAGTCACAGGGAATCTACCGCAGCGTGTTGGATATCTACGATATGTTCCCCGATTTCAACGCGCCGGACGGTATCACCGTCGCAGTCAAGCAGACCCCGCTGGGAGGTGGACGTTCCACGAAATCGCTTGAAATCAAGTAGTTCGGAATGAAAACAAAAAGTGCCATACATGCTATGGCACTTTTTTTATAAGGTGGTGAACATGCCTAGAGCGCATAAACAAGCGGACGTTTTGACCGCGAAACGCAAGCGGGTACGTCGCGCGATAAACAGTCTGAAAAAAAGCATTACCGATACCATGCCCGAAAGTGAAGCGAACGCACGACGTGCTTACATCCAGCGACTCGAAACGCAGTTGAAAAACACGTATGTAGGCCGCGTCCGTAATAGCGGCATGCGGAATGAACTGTATCAGCGTGCGAACGAAATCGCCGATAAACTCGTGCGACAGGTGAGCGAGGTACGCGGCGGCAAAGGGCGTGCGAGGGAGCGCGCGCGTTCGTTCAACATTTTCCGTGAGGAAATGCGCATGGCATCTAGGGGAATGCCGAGCGCGTTGGGCGATTTCGGGCGGGAAAAAGTCAAGGTGTTTTGGCGATACACACAAAACATATGGCAGAAATCGAACGTTCCGCCGGACAAACGATTAGAAACCATTATGCAAGCATATGATGCCGATTCGCTCAGCGAGCTTTTTGACACTATCATGCAACGAAACGAAAAGGCGTTGGAATACGCCAAAAACATGAAAATGCACACAGGCGAATTAGAGGATTACATGGACGTTGACGGCGGAAGCCCGATATGGCTGCTGGCGGTTTCACCCGACGTGGTACGATGAAAGAACGTAAGGAATTTAAGGTAGCGGCGATATTCGACACCGAAACAACGAACATTGGCGAGGGTGCCGAAACACGCGCATACCCGATACTGTACATTTTCAACGATTTGCGTAATACGCCACTGGAATCGTACACCCCCGACGCGGACGATGTGCGGTTTTACCGGCACACGTCCGAAGCGTTGACATACATTGACAATCTTATCGAATACGGGCGTACACACGGTTATGTTCCGATAATCGCGGCATATAATCTCATGTTCGACATGCAGACTCTCATGCTGGAATTGGCGCAGTCGTATGCGATTGAAGTCAACGCGCAGACAGCCACAAGCGTGTACACGCTTGATTTGCGTGTAGGCGATGACGTAGTGTGCCGTTTTTGGGACACGTTCTACCTTGAAATGGGCGGCTTGCGCGCCATGGGCGAGACATGCGGATTGCCGAAAGCGGTAGGCGATTGGGATTACTCGCTTGTACGCACGCCTGAAACGCCACTAACCGAAGAGGAATTGTTTTACGCACGGCGCGACGTACAGGTTATCCCTCAATATCTTCAGTGGCTTTTACGTGCGAACCATTGGCTTACGTCGGACATGCTTGGTTGCCGCGTGCTCACCAAGACGTCGCTTGTGCGGCAGATGGCACGACGTGAGATTGGCGGACGGCGCGTCACGCTGCAAGGCGGTAAGAAAATCACATTGCAACGCGCTTTCGAGATGACATGCAATCAGGAATTCCCGAGGGATTACGAATCCTATGCGCTTCGTAAGGCATGTTTCCGGGGCGGATTGACGTTTACGAGTGCTAAAACCGCTAGTGTTGTCGTGGATAATGTCGCGTCCTTGGATGTTACGTCAATGCATCACGCTTTCATCAACGGGCGACGTTTGCCGGTGAAATTTGCCCCAACGCCTACGGATATTCTGCAAATCGCATGCGAACGCATTATTAATACGTCGCTTGAAGACGTGTTGACGAATTATGATGACCCGTTTCTTACGGGCGTACATGTAGCGGTGAGATTTACGAATCTCAGATTGCGCGAAAACACATGTTTCGACGCGTGGGGTATTGCAATATGCCCGCGTTCCAAGTTTGTCAAAACGTTGCAAGCGGATACCGATTACAGCAATAACGAACGCGCGAAAACACAGGAAAACAGTATCAGGGCACATGGTTACGTTGACACTGCCGTTAATCCGACGTACGCTTTCGGCAAATTATATCGCGCGGACGAATGCATATTGCATGTCAACGAAATTGAATTGTGGAACGTGGCGCAAGTGTACAATTTTGACGAAATGCATGTATTGTATGGTGAAGCCACCACTAAGGCGATTGTTCCGCCCGATTACGTGACCTTGCAATCAAACATGCTTTTCGCACGAAAAACCGATGTGAAAAATCTGATTAAACGTTATCATGAGGGTACGGCGTACGCGGGTGAAATACCCGATTCCATCCCCGAGGGGATTGCGCATGATGCTAAGTCGGGTACGTTGAGCATGAAATTTTTGCAATCATACTATGGAAGCACCGTTAAAGGCCAATTTAATGGAATCTATGGCACTCAGGCGCAAGACGTCATGAAAGCAGATTACCGCGTGACGGAAACCGGCGAGCTTGAAGTAGATAAAGCCACGGTTTGCACGCCTGAAAATTTCGCGAAAAAACGTCCGAAAACGCCACGCGTGTTGTACACGTATGGTATGCGTATCGTGGCGGGCAGTCGAATGCACCTATTGATAGCCATGATGCTGATGCATCGGCATTTTGGTAATCGCGTCACGGTTACGGGCGGTGATACCGATAGCCTGAAAATCAGCTGCGCTGATGACGTATCCGACACGGAATTACTGGCCGCGCTCAACCCGCTGCACACCGCGATAGAAAACGCAATCAACCGCACCATGCGGCGCGTCCGAACCACCGCACCCGATGTGGCGTCAACGCTGGAACATATCGGAAAATTCGAGGTGGAGGACTGCGGGGGCACGACTCGTTACGTCGAACATGTTGAATTGTGGAACAAGGCGCGTGTCAGTTTGGATGTGGCCGGACGTGTGCATGTCACTTGCGCCGGATTGCCGCGGCCTGATGGCATGTACACCATTGAGGATTTCGTGAGCGAAATTATCCGTGCCGGGCACGGTTTCGCGGAAACGATACGGTTGGCGCTTGGATATGATGTGTTGGTTGATTATGAGATTTGCCACACGCTGCAACGCAAACGCCCGCATGTATGGGATAGGTACGTCGGCACCGTCACTGATTATCGGGGCGCGACGTGCCATGTTGACGCGCCGGAAGCGATAGCATTGTATCCGTCCGGTAGATGGCTGGGCGAATCAGACAAACAGGCGAACGGCGAGAATATATCTTACATGCTGAACATGTATAATCGAAATGTGGAAACAACACCGCGCGAACTTATTGTGCGGGACGGCAGACCTGTGATTGTGAGTATTGATGGCGAAATATTATTATGATCGGCTTAAGACGCTGATATTGCCGCGAAACGCAGACGTGAATATGATTATCGGCGCACGCGGATTAGGTAAGACATACGGCGTACGAAAATACATGATAGAGGATTATCTAAAAAACGGATACTGTTTTGTTGAAGTGACGCGCTTTCGAGAGGAAAACAACGACGTCGCGGCAAATTATTTCAGTCGTATTATACAAGATGATATTTTTCCTGACTATGAATTTCGGACAACCAATAAAATCGCCGAGATTCGTAAAAAGAAAACCGGTAAGAAAGAAAACGAATGGAAAACAATCGGATATTTTATACCTTTGTCGTTGCAACAGCAGAAAAAGAAAAGCACTTACGTTAACGTGCGCAATATTTGCATGGACGAAATCATCATTGATAACGATGACCGGTACCATACGTATCTGAAAAACGAGTTCGAACAATTGGCGAAACTTGTGGATACCGTCACGCGCGAACGTGCCGACGATACGGAACTGCGAAAACCAAGAATATTTCTGCTCGGTAACGCTTGCGACGCGTTCAACCCGTATTTTCAGCATTATGACGTGCCGTTGGAACCCGAGTTCGGTTTGCAATGGCTGGGCGGGAAAACATGTCTGTTCGACTATGTGCGGGATGACGCGTACGCCGAACAGAAAACGAAGAATACGGTGTCAGGGCGCATGTTGAAGAACAACGATGACATGACCGCAAAAAACAGGTTCAAACGGCGTGACACTGATTTCATTGAAAAACCGCATGGTCATTCGCGACTTACGTATGTTTTCCGTTGGTTGCGCCATGAATACGGCGTGTATGTTGATTTGCGCTGCGGATACGTCTTCGTATCTTCGAAATACGATGCCGGTTCGCATGTTCCGTATTTCGCAATCACAAGGGATGACAACAAATTGAACTATCTTACCGCGAACATGGCGAAAGATTTGATTCGTAATCTCACATCATATTACGCGTTAGGGTATTTGCGCTATGATATGGTGGAAACACAACACGCCGTGAGTGAAATGCTTAGAAATTTCGGTGTAAAATAAACACGGCATACGCAAGGTGTCGTAGCGAGGGCGATAAAACATTATCATTGATGACCACGGTTGACTCCGCCAATGATATGGCCGTGAGGGAAAAGCGTGCCGTCCGTCGTTGTGAATCATGTTGCAAGTATGCTATTCTTAAGTCGTGCCGGTTCGGTATTCGTTCGCCGGTACGACTTTTTTCATATATGAAAGGAAAAAATAATGGATGACGAAACCACCGAGGAAAAGGACGCCGCCGAACGCGATGACCTCACCTCCGACGAAGCGCACCGTGAAGGCGAATTCGATGATTTGCGCGACATGCTTTCACGTGTGCTTGATAAGATCGACGCAATGAACGAGCGAATCGATGGAATCTACGACAATTTCATCGATTCCGTGGCGCAGATGGTCGAAAACGGTGCGACCGTCAAGGAAACCGACGATGACGCGGCGGAAGCAATCGCACAGGCCGCAGCGGAAGACTTGGAAAACCTCGATTACGCACTGTAACGGATAGGAGGAAAATATTATGGCTGTAGACAATGCAACGATTTTGGATAAAGTCCGCACCAAGGGTACCGACGATTATCAGCAACGCATCCCGAGCGCGACGCAAACCGGCGTTGCGAATACCATGCGTTATCTGTTCGACCCGATGAACCGCCAGTACCTCAATGATTGTGTTTGGAGCATGGTGAACCGTATCGGACTTACCGTGATGGCTCAGAATGCGCCGTTTGAGAACCCGTTGGCGATTTTCAAAAAAGAGAATCTCTACTGGGGTTCGACGGTGCAGGAAATCGCCGTGAAATGGATTAAGGCGCACGGGTACAAGGATGACGCCGAAGAACTTCTGAAAATGCACCGGCCCGAGGCCGCCGTGTGGTTCTACGAGAATAACCGTCGTGATCAGTATCCCATCTCATGGACAGAAGATGAGTTGCGACAGGCGTTCGTTGATGACTTCGGTCTGAACCGTTTCATTGCGCAGATTATGGAGACCCCGCGTAACTGCGATAATTACGATGAAATGAACATCATGCTCGCGCTGATACGCCACTACGAACAGAATCTCGGCTTTTACAAGGTACATCTTGACGCGGTGCCGAGCGACGAAACGACCGCCAAGACGTTGCTCAAGGCGTTGCGTTCGACCGCCGGACGTATGCAGTTCCCCTCAACGCAGTACAACGCGCTTAATGTGACCGATATCCCGGCATACGCTAACCCCCAGCAAATGGTGTTGCTGATTGAACCGGAATATCTCGCATCACTTGACGTTGACGCATTGAGTGCCGTGTTCCAGTTGGATAAAGCCGAAGTGCCGTATCGTATCGTTCAGGTGCCGAGTCTCGGCATCCCCGGCGCTGTAGCGTTGCTTGTTTCGACCGACTGGTATCAGGTGCGTGACACCATGTACGGCACTACCCAATTCTATAACCCGCAGGCACTCGGAAACACGCTGTATCTCAACCATTGGGGAATCTACGGCGTGTCGCCTTTCACCCCGTGTGCATTGTTCACGACCGACGCGGGTACCAGCATCAAGGTAGTGACGCAGACCGTGACCGGTTTCACATTGACCCCGACCACGGGCGACGTCAAGGCGGGCGACGTGGTACAGCTCACGCCCAAGCTCACCGCCACCGTCGAACCCACCGGCACCGCAATCGAGGTTGCGCCGAACTCGGCAACCTACGAGGTATCCGCCGAGCACGCCAAGCAAGCCGGGGCGTTTGCGCTTGACGTAAACACGTTCGTTGATGATCAAGCCCGCTTGCATGTCCAGCGCGGCGGCCTCACGACGGGCGACGTTATCACCGTGACCGGCACCGCCACGTATGTTAACCCGAACGACGAGACTACGGAATATTCCGCGGCATGCACGTTCACCGTCAAATAGTCTGAAATCGACTATGATATAAAATGAGTGGTGTTTCATGTGAAGCACCGCTCATTTTTTCGTATATAGGAAAGGGCGCGATATGGATTTTCCACATCTGCAAAACGCTACGACGTTCCCCGATACGGACACGCGCGTATATGAACAGTACCGCAACGTTTTCGATTACAATGTTTGGACGCCAAACACGGTAATAAAGTTGTGCCGTGTTAATTGGTACGACGATTATCACGATGTTGTGAAATTCCAAGATGATACCGCAAGAGATGCATGGTTCGACGCGCTGGACGGGGGACCTGTCAAGCTCACGACTAACATGTATATCGCACGCGCCGACACGGACGGTATAAAATTACCCGTACCGTACATGACGGCGCAACGGTATAATTACATTGTCGTTGATTTTTCGCATGATATTGTCAATACGCCATATCAGAAAACCGACGTGCAGACACGCTATCACTTTTTCGTCACCTCGGTACGCGCGGAAGCGCCGAACACGACAACATGCACGCTTGTGCGTGATGTATGGACGGACTATATCAACAGCACCACAATTAACGGTTTGCTGTTGTCACGCGGACACGCGCCATTGACGGAAACGACACCGCAAAAACTGTTGGAAAATCCACGGGCCAACTGTCGTGATTTTACGTTGCCCGACGTTGATTATGGCAACGCGGCCACGAACATTAAAAAAAGCACGCCGATTAACTTGCAAAACGGGACAAGATACATATGTTTGGCCGCAACGTTTTCCCCGCAACAATTGCAATCAATGAGCAATGTTCGCGGTACAGCCGTTACGGACACTGATCCGTCATATACTAACGCCGATGAAACGGTCAATGATTTTACATGGGGTGCCGGGAACATAAACACGTCAAACGTAACCGGCGCGGGTACGTCATATAATTCCATCGATAACCTCACCGCAAGCAACATGTACATGTACGCGCTGGAATCATCCAAAGTATCGGGTGATTATTTTGATACGATGTTTTCGTATTATCCGCATATCATGTCACAAATCGTATCTGTTTTCGTTGCCACGGCAAGCATGATGCAATTAGGAACCGTCACTACGGTTAATGCTGTGGAATGGCATACGGTCAGCGGCGCGCGCACAAAACTAGCGGACATTAATCTAACAATGAATGACTTCGGCTATTCGCCCGAATACGTCAAAATAACACGACTGTACCTTGCGCCCTACGCGCACTTGGAAATATCCGACAATATCGGCAATAAAACTCGGGTGGAAATAGCTGATTGCGGCCACCTCTCGGCGCAAACCGTCACGTCATTAAGCTACCCGATATTACGACAACTCGCATGGCTTGACGGTGTCGGGGGTGACGGCGGCACGTCCATAACCATCAACGCCATCAACGGTGCTAGCATTGCCGCCGACGTGCCGAACGCGGACGTGCTCAAAACGCTGATATCCCATGACATTCCGACGTATGCGTTGCAACGCCGCGCGATTGACGCGCAACGCGCCGCCACTTACAATGTCGCCGTAAGTCAGGCACGGCAAAACGCCATGCTGACGTATGAAAACGGCGCGCGCTCGGCTAATGTCAGTCAAGCAAACACGTATCGTAGCAGTGCGGCGACGGTGTCGAACACCGCACGCGCGAATCAACGTGACATAGCGATAAAAGACGAGTCCAATAGTGTGCGGACGGATAATCTCACATACTCGAACACACGCCAAACCGCTGACTTGAGCACTAGCACGGTCAAAATCAACCGTGATGTAAGTGATGATAATACACTACAGAATAAAGCTTTTGTGGAGGGCACCCAAACTCAGGCAATAACAAACGTGGCAAGTGCGATAGGCACAATGGCGGGGGCCGCGCTGGTAATCGGCACCGGCGGCGCGGCCTCACCGGTGGTGGCCGGTGCAATGGCGATCGGCGGTGCGGCGCTTCAGGGCTACAACACCGGTATTGCGATCACTAACAGTCAGGAACTCAACGCGACATCTAATTATGTTGCAAATGATAAAGCGAAAACCGCAATACAGGCCAACACCGAGCAAACACAACATGCCATAACACAGGCCACCGCCGTGACCAGTCGCGCGAACACGCAAGCCGACCACGTTACCGAGTACAGCACAAGCGCGGCTACCGACATGACCGCCACAAGCACGGGCACGGCCAACACTAACGCGGGCGCGTCACGTGGTCTGACGGTTGGCAACGCCAAACGTATCATGACGAACACGCGCGACAATACTAATGCGTCATGGCGCGACATGCTCAATCATCCAGCGCAACCGGTCGGCGCGTATGGCGGCGACAATTTCAGGCAGGCCACGGGGCTTGACACCATGACCGTGAAAATAGTCACGGAAGATAACGGCGCGATAGCGGCGGCGGGTGATTACATGCTACGCTACGGGATCGCAAGCAACAAACTCTACAACAAACCGACGCTGACAACGTGCAAGCATTACACGTATTGGCAGACCGCCGACATATGGACGATATGCCCATTGGCGCAAAACGAGCAATTGCAGACAATCAGAGATATTTTCAATACCGGTGTTACAATATGGAACAGGCCCGAGGAAGTCGGCGGCGACTTCGTACACGACAATCTATAAGGTGGAAAGTATGGGACGCAAACGTACACATAAAAGGCCGTTGACCCGCGCGGAACTGGGAGAGCGCGGCGCGCCGGTATGGCAACAGTCCGAGACGCTCAATTCGCAAGCGTATTCGATGGCGTATTCGCAAATGTTGAATATCGCGTTATCACGGTTCAAATGGTTGAATCTGCCGAAAACATGTGACGCGTGGTTTCTTGAATACAATCTATTATATTTTGGTTACGCGACAATCGCGTTTCCGCATAGCAAGCCCGGAGTGTTTTTCAGCACGCAAGCGGTGACAACATCGAATTTCAACGTGTATTACAAACCGAAGAAATGGGATAGCTACGGTGTCAACGGGTGGCGTTTCCCGGTGAACAATTCCAATGGTGTTTTCATCTACGCTAACCGTGCCCGCACGCCGCTCATTCCGACCATCGAGTTTTTCGCGCATGAAATAGAAGATTTGTACATGACGCGACGGCAAAATCGCTTCAACCAGAAAACACCGTTTATTTTGGAGGTTCCCGCCGGACAGCAGACGGCGGGTATCAACGTTATCAAGCAAATCAGCGGCGGTGAAATGGCAATCATGGCGACACCCGGTTTCACCGATTCCATGAAAGCCAACGTGCTGAAAACCAACGTCGAATATATCGGAATGGAATTACAGAACGACATACAAAACACGTGGAACTCGTTCTATCAAGCGCTGGGGATCAAAAACCTCCCCTTGAAAATGGAACGGCAGACCGCCGACGAAATACAGGACTACGGCGAACCGACCGACCTACGCGCGCTCAGCGAACTGGAGGAACGCCGCGCCGCCTGCGATATACTCAACACCCGGTTTGAAAAATACCTCAAGGAACCGATACAAGTCGTGTGGAACGAAGACAACATCTCACGCAATTATGATTATTTGAACGACCTTGAAAGATTGGCCGGTGATGATAATGATGAATGACATAGACAGCTACCAGCCGTGCGAATCACGCGACGAGTTTCATGGCGTGATGACGTACACGTTTGGCGAACTACTCGACGTGCCCGGCGGCGTTGACTGGGATAATGCCGCATGGTCATGGCGGGACGTTGCCTATGATGACACGCAATACACGCGCTGTTGTCGCAAAATCGAAAACCGTTTCTACGATCGGGAACTAGGCGTCATGCCACCGTCAAGATGGCGACGGCACTTCATGCGGCTTATACGTGAAATCATGCCGACATTGCGCCCACTATACGCGCTTGTAGATAAAAACCCTGATATAATACTCAGTGATAACGACACATGGCATAAAATGCGTACCGTGTTTTCCGATTTTCCCGCAACACAGCTCACCGAAAACCAAGACTACGCAAGCAACGCGACTGACAATCAATACGAGACAATCGCTAACGGTAATTTCATGGACAAAATCAATCGCATACGCAACGGCGAATATGTCGATATTGACGTATTGTTACTTGATCATCTAGAATCATGTTTCAGCCCGTTATGGACTATCAACATAAACAATTACTAGCGAGGTGATTTTATGGACGCCAATACATTAGCCAGAGTCGAAAACGAACATTCTAAACTTACCGAAAACATCAACAAGCTAGGTGATTATCTATTGAAACAAATGAACAAAAAGAAAACGCTGACAGATAATCACTATAAATTGTTGATAAAACAATACGCCATCATGCTACAATACGCCGACGTTTTGGCGCAACGACTCAACCTCGCAAGGAAGGAAAAATAATGCTTCCATATCTACCATTTTTCTCGGTATGGCCGTACACGCCCGCTATACCCGCGTTTTACTGGAACGCCAAAAGTCAAGAGGAAATAATAAAACACATTGCGTGTGAAATCGACCACATAACGGCATATCTTGACGAAATCGTAACCGACATAAACAAAACATTGAACGACTACGATACAAGAATAAAAAACATTGAAGCACACCTAAACGATTATGCAATCGCCATAGCGCAAATACAGGAACAAATTGCCCACATAGGAAACACACAACTAGTATGGAACGTCACAAAAGGCGAATACACTGACAGTAAAACAGCACTACGCGACTTGTACCGCGAACTAGCGGTATACGGCGCACGAGTCACGCAAATAGCCGATATCAACACCGGCAAACTAGCCGAACACCGAACCGACGAAACACCCGCAATCGGCAATCTCACCATATTCGATGACACCACACCACGTGTCACTAACCCAACCACCGGCGACAAATATCCGCCACTCTCATGAAAGGAACATCATGGCTGACACTACAAATTATGCACTAGAAAAGTACGAAGCGGGAAATGCTGCAAATCTACTTGACCAATACAACGGGTCAATGGATAAAATCGACGCGGCAATAAAAAGCGTCAGCGATAAAGCAGACCTAGCATTGAACAACAACGTGCTACCGGACGGTCTAGCCGCATTCATAAAAGCGTTAGGGTTGACCGGAACTAACGCGCAAACACTTGGTACCACTCTCAACCACATATTAAATCGTACCGGAACGGAAATATTTACCGTTACCGATCTCAGCAAGCTCAAAAAAACCGCAGAGGGCTATCCAATTCCACCAGCCAAGTAAAGGCGTACAATCATGGCAACAGAAACACCGTTCTATCATCTGCCACTATACGAAAGCGGCGACCTAGCCGACCTACGCGACGGATACAACGCCGCAATGCGCACACTAGATCGCGTAATACATCAACTAAAAGTACAAGAAGAAATAAATCATCCAACAAACCTCAGAAAGGTCAGCTAACATGACTACCTACACAACTAACTTCAACCTCGAAAAATATCAAACCGGCGACGCGGCAAACCTCACTGACCAATACAATGCGTCAATGGATATTATCGACGATAATCTATACAAAATCAACACTAACGCAAACACTGCGGGCGGCAAAGCTACGCAAGCGCTCGAAACAGCACAAAACAACGCCAAAAATCTCACAGCATTAGGCGTAACCAGCACCGAAACCGCGACACAGCTCAAAAACACAATAGAAACAACAACCACAACAGCAAACAACGCGCTAAACATAGCGCAAACCAACAAATCAAACATAACCGACATAAACAACAACCTTACCGACATAAACAACAACCTTACCGCGCTACATGCAAACAACGTAACGGACGCAAACAACCTTTATAACATCATCATCAAACCAAGACTAACTAACCCATACAACTCAAAAATAGTATGTATAGGAGACTCATACGGACAAGGGTATATGTCCACAAATGAGGCGACAAAAAACCCATATGCGGTAATGGGCCGCATATTAAACGCAACCATCTACAATTACAGTGATGGCGGTGCCGGTTTTATCGCCAAAAGTACTAACGTACACAGAAACTACAATGATCAGATAAACTATGCGGCAACCCAAGTACCAAACACAAACGACATTGACTTCATCATGATAATAGGTGGCCAAAACGATACCAGCGATGTAACCAGCGCTGTTATCAACACACTACAAAACGCACACAACAAATTCCCTAACGCGCAAATAGTCGTGTACCCATGCCAATGGCCAGCATATCAGGTGTGGGAGACACTTCTAAAACGATACGCCGAAATAAGCAACGGCGTAACACAAAGCGGACTCGCACGTTTCGCGGAATACGGATACGAACTAAACCTAGGAGAATGGCAAAACATCTCTAATGATAATAAACACCCAAACGACACCGGATACAAAGTAATGGGCGCAAAATTCGCAAGCGTCCTACAAGGCGGATACGGTGGCTGTACAAAAACTTTAAGTCCGCTAACATACGGCGCAAACGTTACCGGAACTGCAAAAGATTTATGCACATTAGATCACGGCACAATAACCGTACAAGCACACCTAACTGTAAACACCACACTAAACGGAGGAACAAATCTATTCGAGGTACCGAAATTTATTGTAATAAACGACGACACCGCATTATACAAATATAGCGGAACTAACAAAAACAACGGCCCGAGCTTGACCGGATTCAAAAATCCCACTAGAACAACAAACGGTATGATATATACACCATACGGCACTATAGCACAAGAAATATTCTTATCCTTCACACAACACATATAACGCAAACACCCGGCAAACTGTTAGTCTGCCGGGTGTTTTATATATCAGTCACCACACAAAATCATAAATTGTGACAACATAGCAACCAACACCGTCTTTAACGCCACAACATACGAAATCAAAATCACAATCACCATAATTAAATTCAAGCACACTAACAAGAGCTGATTTAAACGTGACCACGCTATCATCAATTTCCTCACAAGCCGCGACAGTTGTCGTATACCCGTCAATTTCGACCTGATATAAATTATCCGGTGAAATCTCAGTGACATAGGCCTTAACTTTAAACATTTTAATTACTCCTATTTTTGTGTTGTTTTTTGTTGACATCTCCAATAATAACACGTACAAAACACAACACGGCTCATCCAGGGATTTGGCATAGAAGTATCTGGCTGTTTTCAGTCCCAGTTCCTTGGCGGCAAGGTCGCGGATAGCC